TCTCAGAATTCGCAAAGTACCCCTTTACCAAATTCCATAAAAAGGCCATCAAACGCATCACCACGAATATGGAATGGTACGAGGTTCTATCGTGGTCACGTGAGCTGGCAAAATCCACCATCGTGTTCATGTGCATGATGTACCTCGTGCTGACCGGAAAGAAAAAGAACGTGCTACTCATCTCAAACAGTCACGAGAACGCCGTCCGGCTTTTGGAACCTTATAAAAAAGCCTTTGAGAGCAATTCCATGCTAAAGGCATATTATGGTGATTTGAGGGAGTTCGGGAGCTGGACGGCGGACGAATTCACGCTCACTACCGGGGCAACGTTCCGGGCTATCGGTGCGCTGGAGTCACCCCGTGGTACGAGAAAGGACGCTGTACGTCCGGACACGGCTCTCGTGGATGACTTCGATACGGATGCAGACTGCAGGAACCCGGACATCCTGAAAAAGAAATGGGAATGGTTCGAGGAGGCTCTGTTTCCAACCCGATCCATCAGCGAGGATTTGCTGGTGATATTCTGCGGAAACCTGATCGCTCTCGACTGCTGCGTGAAACGTGCCGGTGATAAAGCTGACCATTGGGATATCGTGAACATTCGGGACAAGGATGGCAAATCCAGCTGGCCGGAAAAGAACACGGAGGAACGCATTAACCGCATTCAGTCCAAAATCAGCACAAAGGCGTTCCAGCAAGAATACATGAACAACCCGCTCTCCGAGGGTGACACGTTCAAAGAAATGGTATGGGGCAAATGCCCGCCACTCTCAAAGCTGCAGTTTGCCGTTGTTTACGGGGATCCGGCTCCGTCCAACTCAAAGAACAAGGCCACCTCTTTCAAAGCCTGTTTCCTTATCGGGTATTATGACGGTAAATTCTACGTTTACACCGGTTATCTTGACCATGTGGTAAACGAGGAGTACGTGAACTGGTATTATTATCTTCGGGATTACGTGGGGCAAAAAACGCAGGTATATAATTACATCGAAAATAACAAGCTGCAGGATCCTTTCTATGAACAGGTGTTCGTTCCGCTATTTAGCGAGAAAGGAAAACAACTCGGATTTATCGGGATCATACCGGATACCCGGAAGAAACCGGAAAAGTTTGACCGTATCGAGGGAAACCTTGAGCCGATCAACCGGCGAGGACAACTCATCCTCAACATTGACGAAAAGGATAATCCGCACATGAAAAGGCTGGAGGAGCAGTTCCTGCTCATCAACCGAGCTATGAAATCACCCGCTGACGGCGTGGACTGCATCGAGGGTGGCGTGTGGATCATCAACCAAAAGATAAGCACGCTCTCGGCTGGATCCTACACCGTGGGCGCACGTGTAACCAATAAAAAGAGATTTTAATCATGGCATTTATCACACCCAAAGAATTGGAAACGCACCTCTATAAAGAGAATATAGAGGCTATCAGCAGGGAGGATGAAACAATCCTCACGGCAGCCATAGACGCTGCCCTGCAGGAAGCATACGGATATCTTGGTGCGTATGACCGCAAAAAGATTTTCGAGGCCACAGGGAGCCAAAGAAACGCCCTCCTACTCATTTTTGTAAAGGACATAGCCGTGTGGCATTTCGTGAACCTATGCAATGCCGGTACTGACCTGCAGCTCCGGCAGGATAGGTACGAGCGTGCCGTGGCATGGCTCCGGCAAGTGCAGAAATCAGACATTAAGCCTAACCTCCCCATTATAGACGAGGACGGTGACGGGAAACCGGATACTGCAGGTGAATATATCTACGGGAGCAATCCCAAGCGTAATCAACATTTTTAATATATGACTATGGCGAACAAGAAAAAAAAGACGGCCACAACAAATGCCGGGGCAAAATCAAAGGAGCAGCTGGTCATCCATCAGATCGTAGTCAAAGCCCCCCAGCGGAAAGTGTATGACGTAGGAAATTGGCGGACGGCTCTCTCATCGGCGGACAATGGCCGGACAAAGCAGCTTTATGACCTGCTCGATGATATCATGATTGACGGGGTTTTGAGCGATGCCGTCCAGAAGCGTATCGATGCGGTCACGAACTCGGAGCTTACTTTCCAAAATGCGGCTGGGGAGGAAGTGGAGGAGATCGCAGACCTGATGGACACCACCGCATGGGAGGATCTGCTGACTGAAATCCTGAAAAAGAAAATATACGGGCGTTCAGGCATTGAAATGACCTTTAATGACGGTTTCAACGTGGAACCGATTCCGGCAAAGCATATCAACCTGAAAAACCGCACAATCCTCCGGCAGGACACGGACGAAATAGGCATACCATACGAGGGAGATTCACAGCTGCTCATTCTCGGCAAAGACCGGGATTTCGGTTTGTTACTCAAGGCGGCTCCCTATGCCATCTACAAACGTGGAGGCTTTGGGGATTGGTCACAATGGATCGAACTTTTCGGGATGCCCCAGCGCATCGGTAAATACAACACGTATGATCCGGAGAGCCGCAAGCTGCTGGAGGAGGCTTTCGATAAAGCCGGATCCGCACCGTATGTGGTCATCCCAAAAGAGGCGGATGTGGAAACCAAAGAGGGCGGAACGGGTTCAGGATCCTCGTACAACGAATTCCGGCAGGCCAACAACGAGGAGATGCTGATCACTATCCTCGGACAAACCATGACCACCGTACAGGGAGAGAAAGGCGCACGTTCATTGGGTGAGGTTCACAAGGAGGTAGAGGAGGGAAAGAATAAATCTGACCTCCGGTACGTACAGCGTGTCCTCAACCAAAAGGTACTCCCCATGCTGGAGGCGAGAGGGTATCCCGTTGCTGGCGGAAAGTTCATTTTCCCCAAAGCGGCGGAGCAGCTCTCCGTTGCCGAGGTGGTGCAGCTCTCCGACATCATGGATATCCCGCAGAGCTACCTGCATGAAAAATATTCGATTCCCGTGCCTAAAGACGGGGAGCCGGTCGCAAAACGTGCCTCC